GCACATTCGCCATAACGGACTTTTCATTATTTATTTAGTTAGTTATTTTTTTTAGTTTGGTGTCAACTGTGCATATATAGACAAGTAATATATATGCACATGCGCGCGAGAGCGCTTTAGAAACCTATAAGGTTACGACCTGCCCAAATCGCAGAATTTGGATTTATTTTTCCAATTACGGAAGAAGCAAGAGATCCAACTGAGAAAATCATCTGGTTAAGGAGTCTAGACATATTATCCTCACGTGTTTTATCAGCTTGTTGTTGAGAGCTTTGAGAAGTAGCTTGGGCACCAATAGCAGAACTAGCGCCACCTTGGCCATAAGCCAAAGCTGGATTAAGACCAGCCTTTTTTAAATCTTCAACAGCTCTTTGATATGAGGTATTAGAAAGCCATTCTTGAAAGTCCATTTGTTTTTGTGCTTGTTTTTCAGCCCAAGCTCTATCAGCCGAAACAGCCTCATCAGAATAAGGATTTTGAAGCCATTGTTCTAGAAGTGGAACTTTACTAGTTATTAGTTCGTCATAATAAGCTGGTGTCCCAGGTGTATTTGGAGCATGCTCTTGTCCTTTTTGTTTATTAATAAAATTTAAAAAGGCATCTCCCATAGATGTTGTAGGTATCATTTTTTCTCCTTTAAGGGCTACATTTCTGTAGCCCTTGATACATATTTTAGAAATGGTCTACCATTCCAGGAATGCTATAAACAGGCATTGGTCTAGTTGCTTTACAATGGAAAGCCAAATCACATAAGATTTGGTCAGCTGTTGCACTAGTAACAGCAATAGTTCTATCAAGATTCTCTTTTGAATTATCTCTGAGCCAGGTATCTGAAAGTGTAGGAGTAGCCGAATAATAATCGGCATAGTGATAAGCTGCGAACGATCCAGCTACGCCAGATCTCATTTTTCCAGTTACTTGCGAGGGCTTATATCTATAATCAGCCCAAGCTTCATTATAACCCCAAACAGCTTCGCCGTTGGCTGGAACAGCATCTAAAGCATAAATTTCCTTAACCTTTACAGGCTGCTCAGAAATATTTGCTAAAGCTGGATAATAGAAATCAAACCTATCTTTCCTGAACCAGAGTTTTTCAACTCCTTGTTGGTAAGTTTTTTCTTGGCGAGCAACTGCACAAATCATAATATAGCCATGTTCTACGAACGACTTATTAAACATTGAACCAGAACCGGAACTGTATGCAAAAGCTGCAACATTTCCTTGAGGAGAAGTTGCATCTGTAGATGAAGTTTTAGCAACTTGATGAATTCCAACTTTAGTAGATATTTTACCAAGATATTCAGTACGTTGAAGTCTGTAATCTTGAGCATCAACACCAAAATGAGCTTTAAGCATTTCAACATAACGGCTGCCAGACCGAGCATCCTTTTCATAGAGTTTTTGTAATTGGAACGCAGTTCTTAAATCAGATATTGTTGAACCTGATATATTCATTCCTCTACCATCTGCTACTAAATTACTTGGAACTACTTTATCATTAAATGCACCAACCGTTGTACCTACAGTTCCTGTCTCAGTATGTTCTGTTCCTAGAGCATTTATATTCCAAGGTCCTGATCCTGTTCCTGATTGATTTGCCCAACTAAGGCCTGCAATAGAACCTAATCCTCCTTGTAATATCGCTGTACTATGTGGTCCACCAGCTTTTGTTATTACAGGAATTAATGCATTTAAAGTTATAGGTATTAGTTGGCTAGAACCTTTTTGAGGAGCCGGCAGGCAAGAGCTGAAATAATCATGTTTTTTATTTACTGGAAGTAAGGAACCCGCTTTAGAATAGTCCTGAATACCAGAAGGGAATACAGGAGTACCAGAAGCGGAAATAGTTGGAGCTTGAAAATTTTGGTCTCTGAACCAATCATTAAAGATTCGAAAATAAAATCTTGTAGGTAATGCAGTAATTGGATATTTTGAAACATCATATCCAACAGGTAAACCAAAATAATCCCAAAGAGATCCTGATTGTACTGGAACTTGTGTTGTATATTGAGGTACTGTTGCTGGTGCACTTACTGGTGTCCATGCACTTGTTTTATTTTCTCCATTTAATTCTTCCCAACCAGACCATAATACTCTAGTTGGACAATAGAAAGCAAAGAATTCTAAATCAATATCATCCATTGTTGGAAATATTGGAGTTGTTAACCTTGAAACATAAGACATTTTCATATCGAAAGTGTCACCAGGTAGAACTTCATCAAGGTAAACCGGAACTAATAAACCGGCATTGAAAGTGGTTTTTTTGCCGGAATTTCGATTAAATGTAGAACGTTGAATATCAACATTAACTACTTGACTAAACTTGTGGTCATTTACCACATGGGCGCTGTTTCTCATTTTCGATTTTCTCCTTTACTTTATTAAATTTTTGTTGTATCTGGAGAGCTTGTTTCTCCAGCTGTTTTAGTTGTTTCTGCTTGTTGACTGGCAAGAGTTTTGCGAATTTCCTCAACAAGACTATCAATATATTGCCGAGCAGTATCAGGATCGTTCCCGAAATTGGAGACATCTCCGTAAATTCCAATTGGACCTCCTGAAGGAATGTTATCAATGCCTCCATAATTTTCTATCAACTCCTTATAATTTGTTAGTTTTTCATAACTTTGAATTTCTTCAAAGACATTTTTACTTTCCGTAACTTCAACACCATCTTCATTAACATAAGTCCAGGTATAAATTTTTTCACCAGGACAAACAGGATAATCAATAGGTTTATCATAAGCTTTTTTAAATTCCATTTTACTAGTCCCCCATCCATTTTACCATATTAACTATTTTTGCTTTATCTTCTATTTCCTTTTCTGTCACCTTTGGTTCAGGTAAAAAAGCTACAATAGAGCTTGTTTTTTGACGATCCTCCGACCAAACATTAAGTGTTCCAATAACGTTAATTAAAACGTCGCATGAATACTTAATAGCCATTTCTTTAGCTGTTTCTTCAGTCGGCATCACGTCTGTGTAGAGCGTATCATTTTCAACCTTGAATTTGTCACCCTCCTTATAACGAAGGGCAAGGTTTACAACATATAGTTGTTTTTTCATTTAAAGTCTAATGCCTCCTCGCATGTTTTTGTTGTTCATTGATTTCACAATAGCACCTCTTTTAAAAATACGTTTATTTGCGTACTTCGATAGCTTTATCCGTCTCATCGGTTTCACCTCCTTTTGTCCAAATAAATATAATTTTTTTATCCTCATTCATTTTAACTATATAATTTTTTTTAGTGTTAGTATCAATAACATTTATTGATATGTTTTTTACATAAAATCCATCAATTATAAGAGCATAAGACATATTCATTAAATTATCCTCTAAACATTGAGTTCTCATATTTAACTCCTTTTTTTTTATTATATATTAAAATTGCTTGTTAATCAAGCTTTTTATTTTACGTATTTTTTCAGCGCGTTCCTGCTCATCACGTTTCATTTGTAAATATGGTTCAAGCTTTTCAATAGTAGCATACTTTACAAATCCATTATCAAGATCTGATATATAATTTTTAACGTCTTCAATTACTTTAGCCTGTTTAGGATATCTAAGCTGCTGCAAATTACTGCGTTTTTCTTTTAAATCAATGAAAGTTTGGTCTTTGGAGACAATACGGCCAGAAGGGCCATAAGTTACGAAGCATTTTTTTAAAACAGCTTCAGGTATTTTATAAGATTTTCCGTCGATCCAAACCTCATCGGTTTTTAGATAAGTATCTAAATTAGCAATTAGATTATCCATACCAAGAGATTTAGAAAAGAGATTAAACTCCGGAGTGAAATAATCCGGGAGGATTTTTTTATCTTTTTGCGCATATAAAGAAGTATAAATCATTGATGCCAAAGTGCATTCCTGGATAGTATGATTTCCAAGCTTCCAGTATTTACCAAGCGTATCAGATATCGAAATTGGGAATCCTTTTTTGCTTTTAGAAATGATTTTTTTATCATCAGAGAAGTTGACACCAAACAATATAGCATGAAAATGAGGGCGTAGAGTTCTATCGCCATATTCACCAGCAGCAAAATATTTGACCTGATAGTCTTTACGAAGGCGTTTAATAAACTTTTGTAAATCTTCCTTTTTAAGAATACCAGGATTATTTTCATCAGAGTAAGTGAGAGTTATAAAACAGCTTTTTTCAGCTGTTTTAAGTTCGCTATAAAGGCGAACAGCCCATTCTTTAGAACGTACCATCTTACATTCAGAACACTTACGACAAGGTACAAAATTTTGCAATTTTTCTAAATAGATAGGATTTAAACACATTTAATTCCTTTTAATACATGTGGATAAGTGGATAACATTTCTTTCGTTTCTAGCATATAAGCTAATTTTTGGAGTCTCAAAACTTTTTTTGTTTTTTTTGTTTTTTTTTGTTTTAATTTTTTAGATAATTTATTTATTTTACGTTTTTGTATTTGAGTACCCCAAGATTAATTTACGTTTAGTAATTACTACGAAAGTAACCCACTTAACGCACATTCGCCATAACGGACTTTTCATTATTTATTTAGTTAGTTATTTTTTTTAGTTTGGTGTCAACTGTGCATATATAGACAAGTAATATATATGCAC